ATGTTCATCATAACATAGTGACCACCTAATTCTCTAACAGCATCTTTACCATGACCACCTGATGGAGAAATAATAGGATCGACTACACCATTTGTTCCAGCACCCATACTTGTTGCAGTTGTCAATCCACTATCACTATAAACATCAGTTAAATCTACTGACCCAAATGTATAACCTGAACCAGCTGCAAAAACTTCTGTTGCAGTTCCACCACTACCAAAAGCTGCAATTGAACCACCTGATACCAAGATTTTTACAACACCATTTGTACCATCACCATCAATCGGTGAATAGTATGCTCCGTCTGTATAACCAGAACCACCTGTTACTCTTACAACATCTACTGCACCATCTACGGCAGCTGCAGAAACAGTAGAGTCTGTTGATACATGAAGAAAATCTGTTGTTAAAAACTTGTCAATCTCTGATGCAGTTAAACTGTACATATATTGTAAGTAGTAACCACCAAGAAAGAAAGGCGTTGCAGAAGTAGAAGTTGGTTCTACACCTGAATATGCAGTACCACCATTGTTATCTAAAACTTTATAAACTCTATATTCTGATGTTACAAAATAAAATGTAGAATTGTACAAGTTAGTTGCACCTGATGTTGCAGTATTTGATGCACCAACATCATGTTCGTACATATCAAAGGTAGTTGCGTTTGCCCAGTTTCTTCTAGGAACTGTGAACGAAACATCTGAAGCTGCAATTGCATTTGCACCAGTCATTGCATCCCAATAGTAGTAATCATTTGTCACACTATCAGAAGGTGTTGGAGGTGCAGTATCTGAACCACCTGAAGTACCAGAAGTGAAAGGTGTTGATTTACCTATAAACAAATAATACTTTGAAGGTGATGCTTCAGAGAACGATTCATGAAACTGTTCTGCATTATGTTGTCTAAAATTTTCAGTTATAATAGCTGCCATTTTTATTTTCCATTTAATTTAAATTGTTTCAACTTATTTATTAAGAAACAATATCGTTATTCAGTAGGTTTAGGATATAGTGCCTTAATTCTTGCTACTTCTTCTTGCCAAGCTTCTAATCCATGTTCAGTAATATATTCTATTTGTTCGTGAACTTGACCGTATTCACCCATTCTGTGATCTTCGTAAGTTACTGGTTCTGGTGTTTCATCAACCATCCAATCTGGTGGATTAACAATACTATCATAAGCAGCTCCCTCTGTTCCACCAATCTCTGATATTTTTGCAGTTATAGCATCAGTATCACTTTCATCTATTTGATAAAATTTAGCAACTTTTTGTTCACCAGTTAAACTACGAAAGTTTAGGGGTAAACCATTTTTATTATGAGTTGGAGCAGGTTTATCTGTAACAACCCATGCACCATCTGTAAATTCTCTGGTTTGTGTATCTGCATCATAAGATGGTGGTGGTAATGTTGTTGAATCTGCTGGGTGCAAATACACTCCAGGCTCTAAAGGTGATTCAAACGCTTTCAATTGTTGTCCTGTTACTTTATCATAACATACTATAAAATTATCACTCATAACAAATTATCTCCTATCTAAAACTTCTTGTGGCACATTAGGCCATGTAACATTAGTTAATTCTACATTTGTTCTATCTGATGTCAATACCAATTGTGGGTTTGAAACATTTGAAGGTAAATCTCTTAATGCCTGTCGATATGTTCTAACTGATGTAGGCATTGAAGGACCATCTATTGATATTGTTGCAAAAACATCTGTTTCTTCTAACAATACATCTCTTCTATTTCTCAAATAATCCATTGCACTCATACTTGATAAATCTGCATCTGTTAACAACGCAGGTCTATTTGCCTCTTCTTCTTCTCTAGAAGCATACGGCCCAGTATATTTTTCTTGAACAGTCCAAGAATTATTTTCATCACTCCAAACTGCTTCGTGTGTTAATGGGTCAAATGAAGGTGGTGCAGTTTCTACAGAATCAGCAGGTTGTAAATATACACCAGGTTGTAATGGAGATTCTTGATTTTTAAGTCTAGCTCCATTTTTTTTATCGAAAGTATATTGTGGCATAATTAATGTTTCCTTTTTAATATTTAATACAATATAATGTTACTTTATTTGTAGGTCTTACTTCACTAGTGTTCAGACTTGCATTACCAGGATCAGTTTCCAACCAATTTGCCCATACTCCACCTAATGGTCCTCCAGATTCTTTACCAGCTACACCAAGGGTGAATTCACCACCACCGCCAGGATTCCAAGTATCAGTACCCACCCTAAAATGAACTAAATCACCATTTTCAGCATTACCATAAGTAGCTCTACTAACAATTCTTACTTTTCGTAAACCTTCATTTTCACTAACTCCAACAGCCCTTGAAGATGAAGAACCTCTAATAAATCTATTTCTTAAATCTGGTATGTTAAATGTTGTAGAACCATCACCTGAACCCCAAGTATCTCCAATTGCAGTATATAAATCTGCATAGACTGTTCTATCTATTGCGGCACCATCACATGAAAGAAACCCTGTGGGTGCAGCTGTTCCAGCAAAAGGTACAATAGTACCAATAGATACACCAGAACCATTAGGTATTGCATCAGCATCAATCGTTGTATTGTTATTCATTAATTCTGCAATTAATTTTGAATTACTTGGAGCCATTTTTCTTTATCCTATATTATGTTATGCACCTAATGTTGGTAAGTCAATTCCAACTACATTCCAATCGTTACCATTCCAAATAAAAGTTGCATTGTCACCAACATCTTCCCAAATGAGTGAAACTGGAACATTTCCAGGATTTAAATTACCACCTGATTGTGTCATTGTTACATTACCGCCGTCAACAGTCATAATAATAATTTTTCTTTGACCAACAAATCTACCACTACCCATTGTTATTGTCATTACACCAGCAGTTGAATCTAAAAGACTAACTTCTGTATCAACATCTACTGCACCAGCGGCTGTAATAGTTTCTGTTGAAGAACCCTGTAGTGTTGAAGTTTTGTTTGGTAATGTTACTGTATGATTACCACTAAAAACTGAATGTGCAGGTGCTTGTAATGCAACATAATGTGCATTTGCACTTTCACAAAATAATCTTAATTGTGATTGAGAACCATCATTTCTTAATTCTATTAAACCAGATTCAAAGGTAACTCTATCATTACCACCTAGTTTAAAGTGTATAATATCATCTATATCAGATGTTATACTTGTATCAGCATCTGCATCTAAAATTAATTCTGTACCATTCATATCAAATGAAGTGGCTACAACTCCAGATGTTATTGTAGGTGTGTTTAATGTAGGTGCTGTTAAAATTTTGTTTGTAAGTGTTTGTGATTCTTGGGTATATACTATTGAATCATTTGATAATGTTGTACCATCACCAAGTAATGTATAAACCTCTGCAAAGTTAGCATTGACTTTTTGAGCACCAGCTCTTAAATTATCACCAGTACCATCATTTGCTGTTGTTCCTACACCAATATCTTGTTTTGCCATTATTTGATATCCTTTTTAACTTAATATTATTTATAATAGTTTTTAAACTTCATCAAAAGTTTCTATATTAGAATCGAATCCTTCTGTATCTGCATCAAAAGTAAATGTACCACTTGTAGATTTTATAATAATTTCAGATGCAGGTGGAACATTTATCTTTGTTTGATATGCAGAAAGAGGTATACTACCATCAGATGCACACACTTGATTAATTTTAACATCACTAAATTGATCTATTGTAAAATAAGTTGAATCACTACCTTCATTTCGTATTGTTCTGTATATGCCTGGGTAGTTTGGTATAACACCTTCAAGTGCATCTACTGTTTGAGGTGGCATAGTAAATGCATACATTGGTAACAAATCTAAAGTTGGGCCAAGAACAAGTCCTTTTAAAGTATTACCAATAGAAAAATCAATTCTTGTTTGGAGAGTGACTTCTCTAGTATTATCTGCAAAATCAGTATGTGAATCTTC